GATTAATCAAAGCACACTCACAACGTGATTCTAATTAAACAGGGTTGTTTGTAAACAAACCACAGTGTTGTTTATTTCTAATTAGACAGCACTGTTTATTTCTTATCAACAATTAGTTGAAATCACACTCATAACCACACTCACTCCTGACTCACCCGACACTGATTCACCCGTTATGCGCAAGATTGAACGCGAAATGATCCAAGCCATGGTTGATCGCCGTGGTTGGCATAAGTCAAACACCATGGTTAAAGTACACAGCCCACACCATGTTGAGGTTCTATTGCATGGCAACAGCATTGCTAGTTATTACTCAGACGGTGCTGGTGTGCTAGAGTTGCGTCACTGTGGTTGGACTACTCCAACTACTAAATCACGACTCAACGCTATTTGTCAGTTTGTAACCGGTTCTGCTCGTGTTTTTCAACGTGACTTTGACTGGTTTGTGACTCTGCCAAACGGCAACACTGTTCCCTTTATTAATGAGGTTCTTGTGTGATTGATGACTATTTGTGGCTCAACCTAGCCCATGAAATAGGTAATCATGATTGTTTCTATTACTTTCTTTCACTAATCAATGATTGAACTACTCAAACAACGCGAACAACTAATGGAGGACATTGATGGCATTTGTGATGAGTTCTTTTATGAAAAATACAATGGTGATACTGCAGAAAGAGATGAACTAACTCGCATCCTGTGTGATGCCGTCTGCAAAAACTTTCCCACAAACTAATGATCTGGACTGAATCTAACATCATCTTCGCTGTTATTGGCATGATTGGCATCATGTCCACACTCATCATCTGGCTTCGTGCCAACACTATCACCCAACGTTATTACAACAACAAATGAAATTCAAAGATTGGTTGCTTGACAGTTATCTTTCCTTGTTCCATGAAGAAGAACCTGAGGAGGACACACGTCGTGACTTCGAAATGCTAACTCACAAGGATCTTTGTGATGAGTTTGCAGAGCTACTTGACTTGTATGCTGAGGATGGAGAAAACTTCATCCAAACTGAAAACATTGAGGATGCAACTGTTTACCTATGAGCATGATCAAACAACACATCTACACTGCTACACTTATGGAGGGTGATCCTATCTCATTCCTCGCTAAGGATGAAGAGGATGCAGCCTGGAAAGCCCAGGAGTATGCTACATTGTACCAATCTGAACTAATGAACGTTACCTATGGGATCGAACAGTAAGCGTCCTTACTTCCCAAACAATTGGGAGTACATTGCTGCAGCACCTGCTGAAGTATTCAACTCACTACCCTTTGAAGAGTTTGTAGAATGGAGAGTGCATGGATGGCAAATCCCAGAGGAACACCTCTGTGTCATCCGTGTACACAATACAAAGACTGGTAAGATCAAAGAACGTTCTTACAAGCAAGCAAAGGCAGCCAACGCCTTCATTAAAAAGACCATGCAAAACCCCGACAATGAAATCACTATCGCAGACGATGAAGAAATCACCCTACTCAAAGCTGAGCTTATCCCAGAGGATGGTGATCTCGGAGAAAGCTGAGATGCTTTGTCAAGAGATCATGGCTCACACTCATCGTGATGAGCTGATTCAACTTATACAGGAGCAGGTTGCCGATGATAAGTGAGGAACTTATTGAGAAGCAATACGCGCTAGAGCGTGATGCTATCAAGCAAGGTAAATCACGATTACACAAACAAACCTACAGTGTTGAATCAAAAGATTATGCCAGTGCCAGTATTTATGGGGTTGCTAGCATTGATTGTCTGCTGCCTAGAGTTGTCGCACGCATTAACGACACAACAGATAGGATCCATGCAAGAAAGAATGGAGTTGCATTCAAAGAAATAGCCCACTATCTTGCTGACATTGATGCTGATGCTTGCGCAGCTATTGCACTTAAACTAACCTTCGATAAAGTATTCTCATTCAAGGAAGATGCTAGTAAGGTGCAAAACGTCTGCAAATCTATTGGTAAAGCAGTAGAACAAGAGTGTCAGATCAGGTTTTATGAAACAACTGCGCCGGGGTTGTTGAATACACTGAAGAAGAACTACTGGCATAAAGCATGTGGCACACAACAGAAGGTGACAATCATGCGTACCCTGATGAACAGGCATGACATCACATGGAAACGATGGGATGATGCTGTCTGTGTTAAGTTGGGTGGCTGGTTGTTAGACTGCATCATGGAGTGCTCTGGATGGTTCGAGAAACGCCTTGAAAGGCTAGGTAAAAAGACACACACTCACATTGTACCTAGCGCTGCTTTCATGGACGTTAAAGACGATATAATGGCGTCTGCAGAGCTAATGGCACCAATGGCATGGCCAATGTTAATTCCACCAAAACCTTGGTCAAATGATGCAGCCGGTGGATACCTTATGAACGAGTTAATGCACGGTAATGATTTGGTTAGGAGAGGCAATCCGTCCCTAATACAGGGAGAGAAACCGCTAGCCTTTTTGAACCGGATTCAATCAGTTGCATACACACTAAATCCGTTTATTGTGTCGGTTGCTCGTACCCTACAAGAGAGGGGAATTAAAGTTGGGAAGTTCATTCCTGTCTATGAAACACCAATCCCACCCAAACCGGTGGACATAGCAGAGAATGATGAGTCGCGTCAAGCTTATAAACGAGCTGCGGCAGAGGCAATGAATAAGAACGCAGCAGTGTTCAAAGAAAGTTGTCGAACCCGCATGACTATGGAACTAGTACAACGATTTCTAAATGTTGACAGATTCTATCTACCCTGGTCGTTTGACTACCGTGGTCGTGCATATGCAATCCCCTCTTTTCTAACACCACAAGGTTGTGACTTCTCTAAGTCACTTATAAGATTTGCTGATAGTTGCTTTGTGACAGTTGAAGCTGAGCGTTGGCTCAAGTTTCAGGTTGCAACAACCTACGGTAATGGATTAGATAAAGCTCCATTGTCTGAGAGACACTCATGGGCAGTTGCTAACGAACAACTAATAGAAAGAGTAGCAACAGATCCTGTGGGTAACATCTCAGAATGGGAAGCAGCTGAGGAGCCTTGGTGTTTCTTAGCTGCATGTGAGGAATACTATGCTATTATGATAGCCTTCAGTAGAACTCACACGTCTTTACCTATTGCTGTTGATGCAACCTGCTCAGGGTTACAAATCCTTGCAGGACTTGCACTCGATAAAGATACAGCTACACTAGTTAATGTTGTCCCAGGTGATAAACCACAAGACGCATACAAGGTTGTCGCTGCTGAAGCTACACCCAACTGTCCTGAAAGTATACAACCGTATATGGACAGGAACAGTCAAGCGTGTAGTGATGACAGTGCCTTACAATGCTAAACCACATTCCAACCGTGGTTACATTCGTGAAGCTCTCAAGGATAAGGGTGTCGAGATTGATAAAGATGATCTCACACTCACGGTTTCTGCCGTACGGGATGCGATGAATGTCATCGTACCAGGTCCAATGGCAGTAATGAAGTGGATTGAAGCTGAAGTCACTAAAGCTATTAAAGGTGGTAAAGAACACCTGCAATGGGTCACACCTTCAGGGTTTGTCGTTCATCAAAAACTGATGAAACAAAACAAAGTACGAATTGAATTGAAGTTGTTAGGATCAGTTCAGAAAGTAACGACAGCCGTTGGTGACTCAGATAAAGTAGACTTGCGACATCATAAGAATGCCACAGCTCCCAATCTAATTCATTCGCTGGATGCCTCACTATTACACCTATCTGCAATACGCTTCGACGCACCGCTGGCCGTCATTCACGACTCGGTTTTATGCCGTGCTAGCGACATGGATAATCTATCGGGCATTGTCCGAAAGGTATACATGCATTTGTTTGCCGAGAACAACTATCTAAAAACATGGGCGGAACAAATCGGAGCTACATCTGAGCCACCCATCATTGGCACCCTCAAACCTGAGGATGTCACAAATTCTACCTATTTCTTTTGTTAACATGGCCGGTCCTAAAAAGGATGACATTGTAATGACTGAGACCGTCACTCTTGATGGTTTTCAGGCTGTTCTGCAACCAGGTAAGTTTGGATACAACCTGTCTGCAATTGTTGAAAGCGACATCATCGATCGACTTGATGAAGATCGTGCCCGACTCCTTGAGTGGGGATTGTCGAAAGTTAAAAACCCCAAGCGTTCAGTGCTGAAGCCTGAACCATGGGAAGAAGTTGCGCAAGGACGATATAAAGTTAAGTTTAGCTGGGGTGAGGACAACAAGCCTGGCATCGTTGATAGTGAGGGTACAGCGGTTACTAACCCTGACCTGCCTCTCTACGGTGGCTCTAAGGTCCGTCTAGCCCTCTATCAGAAGCCGTATGTGCTCAAGGATGGTGTGACCTACGGAAGCTCTCTGAAGCTCCTGGGTGTACAAGTTATTGAGCTCAATGCTGCAGCAGGTGTGTCATCTGAGTCAGCCGATAGCGATGTATCAAACCTGTTCGATAAGGTTGAAGGCTTCAAAGCTGATACTCTCGAACCCTCCACTGAAACTGCCACCGTTGACGATGACTTCTGATTTCCAATACACGGTCTCCAAAGATGAGATCACGGGTGTGTACAAAGGTACGCTTGACATCCAGCTGCCTCCTATCTGCGTCACCCGATACAAAGCTGATAAAAATGATTTCAAGTACGAGATGTCTCGTGCTGTGACTGAAGTTGTTGAAGCTATCATTGAAAAGCACATGGATGACTGATGGCTTTTCGATCCGGTTTGGAAGAACGGGTCGCTGATCTACTATGTAACCTTGGTGTCTCTTATGAATACGAAAGCACCAAAGTGCCCTATGTTATTCAGCATAACTACACTCCTGATTTTCTCCTTCCTAATGGCGTTTTTCTGGAGTGTAAAGGCTATTGGGATCCTGAAGACAGGCGTAAAGTCAAGAATGTAAAGAAGCAGAATCCCGAGCTTGATATCCGTATGGTCTTCCAAACTCCATACAATAGAATTAGTAAGAAGTCCAAGACTACTTATGCCCAATGGTGCGACAAGCACGATATAAAATGGACGTCATTCCAGGAGATACCTATTGAATGGCTGATCTAGAAAATGATAGCGAGTTTATGTTTCATGACTCCTGCCCAGATTGCGGTAGTAGTGATGCACTCGCTGTCTATTCCGATGAACACACATATTGTTTTTCGTGTCACAAATTGACTCTACCTAACGAATCACACTCATCATTTGATTATGTACCCCTATTGCGAGGACACCCTGTTCAGCTTCGGAAGCGAGGACTATCAGAAAAAACCTGTCGAAAGTACAAAATCCACAAAGACGGAGACAAGCTCCGATTCCATTATCTCGATAGCACTGGAGCGCTGCTTGGCGCGAAGGTCAAGACAGTAGACAAACAGTTCCACTACGAAGGTAAAACTGATGGATCTTTTTTCGGGCAGCATTTATTCCCTACTGCGGGAAGACGAATTGTTATTACAGAAGGAGAACTCGATGCGGCGAGCTGCTACCAGGCAATGGAAGGATGGCCAATGGTCTCGCTCCCAAGCGGTGCCGCGAGTGCGAAGAAATCAATCCAACGCAATCTCGAACTTCTTCAAGGCTATGAGGAAATCGTTCTTTTCTTTGATAATGACGATCCCGGACGCCAAGCGGCAACGGAATGCGCTAGCATCCTACCACCTGGCAAGGCGAAGATCGCTGTTCTAGATCAGTACAAGGATGCATCTGATGCACTCCAAAACAATGATACAGAAGCCATCTGCAGGGCTATCTGGGATGCTAAAGAGTATCGACCAGATGGTATTGTAGAAGGTCGTACACTACTGGAAGTAGTCACAACACCACGAGCACCAAGTGATTTTAAGTATGGCTTCGATGGGTTAGACAGACTCCTACACGGTGTACGCTACGGTGAGCTAGTAACCATTACAGCAGGCTCCGGCACAGGCAAGAGTTCATTCTGTCGGCACATTGCAACACAACTGCTACAAGCAGGCAATCGAGTCGGTTACTTGGCATTAGAAGAATCAAATCGCAGGACTGCGTTGGGTCTAATGTCATCTGCTTTGGGAAAGGCTTATCATCTAGGTGAACACGACCACAAAGAACTCATTCACGCTTTCGATGAAACTCTCTCTAAGTGGAATCTCTTTCTGTTTGATGGTTTTGGGAGTTACGATCCTGATGTTATCTATAACCGAATCGAATACCTTGCCACTGGGCTCGACACCAAGATCATATTCTTGGACCACCTCTCCATCCTCCTGTCAGGATTAGACGGTGATGAACGTAAGACGATTGACAAAACAATGACACGTCTGCGCTCACTGGTTGAACGCACTGGCATTTCATTGTTCCTTGTGTCACACCTACGACGCACACAATCTGATCAAAACCATGAAGAAGGAGCCCGAGTCACACTGGGACAGCTACGTGGCTCAGCTGCAATTGCTCAGCTCTCAGATTCAGTCATCGCACTGGAGCGAAATCAACAGGACGGATCTGAACACTCTGCTACAATTGTGCGAGTCCTTAAAAATCGATATTCTGGCGAAACAGGCATCGCAGCCAAACTAGAATACAATCTTGCAACTTGTTCTTTTAAAGAGTATGAAGCTCAACTCGATTTCAATGCGGCAACCGATTTCTAATACTAATCTGGATCTCCGCAAGCCAACACCACCCACGCCCGAGATGGTCGAACGGGCTAAGTTCGTGGACAAAACGTACGCATGGAAGACAAAGTGAGACTCGAAACAGCACTTGAACAGTTTATGCGTAAAGTAGACATCATCGTGTCTATGGAAATGGGAGGCAAGCTCGAAGCTGAGACTGCTTTCCAGAACGTAAAGATGGAAGTTAAAGAGCTGAAGAGACTACGTAAATTAGGCAAATGATTGTCTTTGATTTAGAAGCAAACGGTTTAGTACATGATTGCACCGAAATCCACTGCATTGTCCTCTATGATACGGATGATGACCAAACGGTTGTCTACAATAATGAAGGGGGCAGCTGTGATCCTCTTGTTCGAGCTGTTACTAGGCTTGACGATGCCGATGCTATCGTGGGTCACAACATTATTTCATATGATCTCCGGGTACTCAAGAAACTATATCCTTTCTTTGACCCACAAGGCGAGGTTATTGATACCCTAATCCTTTCACGTTTGTATCATCCAAACATGCTCCAGCTGGATCAGAAGATGCAGTGGAAGGACATGCCTACCAAACTCTATGGTAGACACAGCCTTGAATCATACGGTTATCGACTGTCTGAACTCAAGGGTGACTACGGCAAAGAGAATGACTTCAAAGTCTGGAGCCAAGAGATGCAGGATTACTGCGTCCAAGACGTTGCTGTTACACGCAAATTATGCGACCATTTCCACCCCTACCTGACTGGGTTACGCTAGAGCATCAGGTAGCACAAATACTAACACTGCAAGAAGAGCATGGATGGAACTTTGATGAACCAGCTGCACGGGAACTTGAATGTTCTCTCCGAGGAGAGCTTTCAGATATTGTTGAACTACTTTCGCAGCGGTTCCCTTTCGTCCCAGGACCAGAGTTTACTCCAAAACGAAATAACAAAACTCAAGGATACTTTCAAGGGTGTCCTTTTACGCGACTGAAAACCTTCAATCCCGGATCAAGGGATCACATAGCATGGATACTAAAGACCTTCGATGGCTACAAGGACGAGACTACTACGACTTCTGGGAAAACGAAGATCGACGAGACGACTTTGAAGAACCATGGAACTGGGCTTTCCCTACAATTCTACAGGATCCTGGAGATTACGAAGAGTCTGGGGATGATATCAGAAGGCGCGAACGCATGGCTGAAGCTATGTACGAGTGCTAGTCGTATCCACCACCATTGTTCAGTTGGGTGTGCCACATTTAGAATGGCACATAACAAACCCAATCTAGCCCAGGTACCTAGTGGACCCGAATTTAGACGATTATTTACAGCAACTCCGGGTCAAGTTATGGTCGGTGCTGATCTTAGCGGCATTGAGCTTCGGATGCTTGCTCACTATCTTGCCCGTTACGACGGAGGAAGATACGCAGACATCTTACTCAACGGTGATATCCACCAAGTAAATGCTGATAAGATTGGAATCACCCGTAAGCTCGTCAAAAATGTTACTTATGCGTTTTTGTATGGAGCTGGAGATGTTAAGATCGGATTAACCTATGACAAACAGTTACCTACCGCCAAAGCTAAGAAGAAAGGTGCTGAGATTCGAGCAGCGTATGTGGCTGCGATTCCTGGACTTGATGATCTACTTGCTGCAATTAAAGTTGCGGGTGATCGCGGCTTTGTTAAAGCCATTGATGGACGCAAGGTCCTCCTTGATAGTCCGCACAAAGCACTCAACTTCCTATTACAGGGATCTGCTGGCGTAATCGCAAAACGCTGGCTAGTAATAGCTAACCATCACACTCACGATATCTGCTGCTCGCAGCTTGCCTTTATACATGACGAACTCCAATACGAATGCCACGGGCTCCACGCAGACCGTTTGGCAGCATCCTTGGTATCAAGCGCAGCTGAGGCTGGGGCTTACTACAACCTCAGATGTCCAATCGGAGCCGAGTCCAAAATCGGAGACAACTGGGCAGATGTGCACTAAATGTGGTGAGATAAAACCACTCAATGAGTTCCCTAAACAGGATGGACCTACACGTGCACCTCGAAGAGTCTGTCGTGACTGTAGAGGCAAACATGATAAAACCATACGTAACTTAAAAAAGGCACACCCCAAACCTGAACCAGGTCCATGTCCTATTTGTGGTACACATACGGAAGTATGGGTTCTAGATCATAATCATGAGACCATGGAGTTCAGAGGGTACATATGTAAGCATTGTAATGCTGGTTTAGGTTTATTAAAAGACTCACCTAGCATTGTGTCAAATGCACTAAAATACTTAAATAGTGAAACTACTGATTGATGCAGATTATATTGTCTATAAATCCTGTGCCGCATGTGAATCAGAGATTGACTGGGGTGATGATGTCATCATGGTTATCTCAAAGTTCAGTGAGGCTTACAAGGCTGTAAAACGCGAACTTAAAAAGATTGAAGATGCTTTCTTTTCTAGCACCGGTACTATTCTGTTCTTTAGTGATAGTGTCAATTTTAGGAAGTCTATCCTTGACTCCTACAAAGGTCACCGCCAAAGAAAGAAGCCCTGCGGATATAGACGTGTAATCGAAAAACTAAAAACTGAATATGAAGTAATCAGGATGCCACAGTTGGAAGCAGATGATGCCATGGGAATCTATGCGACACTGCATCCAGGCAACTGTATTGTCAGTCCTGATAAAGATATGAAACAGATCCCTGGTCTTCTCTACAACCTAGCAGAAACCATGGAGATCACTGAAGAAGAAGGAATGCAATGGCATTTTATTCAGACACTGGCAGGTGACCAAACAGATGGTTATGCCGGCGTTCCTGGATTAGGCGTAAAACGTGCTGCTGCTATTTTTGATAAAGACGGATACACTTGGGAAACGATTGTCAAAGCCTTCGATGAGAAGGACTTGGATGAGTCAGTTGCCTTACAGAATGCACGTCTGGCAAAGATACTCACTATCGAGAACTATGACCTCACCGAACACCGACCCATCCTCTGGACTCCCGCCGATGCCCGTAACCGAACCCACAATGGAGCAAGAGTTCCAACTGCGTAGGTTGAAAGACCTCCTGCCTAATGCTCAGAAGGAAGACATCATTACTATCTTCATGGCATTACAGCGTCAAAACTTTGCTCTGACCAACACCATAAAACAACTATTGAAAGAATGGCCCACTCGCCAGACTACTACCGAAGGGGAACCATCGAAGTATGGGACTTTATTCGTGATCAAGGACTTTCCTACCACCTAGGTAACGCTGTAAAATACATTTGCAGAGCAGGCTACAAAGAAAACTATGTAGAAGACCTAGAAAAAGCCATTCATTATCTCACCAACGAATTGCAATATGTCACTCCTGAGCAACCAAGCGATCGAGTTCCGCCGAGCGTACAGTATACCGAACGATTTGAGCCTTCGGACTACTCAAAAGAATTTGATCGTTGAGGAATTCAAAGAGTTCCTACAAGCTGATTTAGAGATGGCTCTGATGCATCCCCCTGATCGTGAAGCTTGCTTGAAAGAGCTGGCTGATCTTGTCTATGTCTGTGCTCAGTACGCTGAAAACATGGATTGGGATCTTGAACAAGCTCTACGCCGTGTACACAAATCAAACATGTCCAAGCTAGGCAATGACGGCAAGCCTGTTAAACGCAAGGACGGCAAGGTTCTTAAAGGACCTAACTACAAACCACCCGATTTATCTGATTTAGTATAATGTCTAAACTCATCTCTCGCACAGGACGTGTACAGTCCTGGATGGACAACCCCCAGTCCAGATTGCCAGTATCGTGCACGGTTATGTCGGTTGATGACAGCATGACCGGTGTCAATGGGATCGAATCCTCATGGCGATTCGTAAGCCACGCTTTACGCCATGGGGCTGGTGTCGCAGTACACCTGTCCAATCTTCGACCCAAGGGTACTGTTACTACAAAAGGACCAGATGAATTAGTGGCCAGTGGACCCGTGTCATTTGGACGCATCTACTCTATGCTCAATGAAGTGTTACGCAGAGGTGGCACCTTCCGTAATGGGGCTTGCGTTTTGCATCTCGACATCGACCACCCTGACTCACTCGAATTCATTCAAACACCCCGACATGAACTACCCTGGGTTAAACGCTGCATCAATCTCACTGAAGAATCCTGGCATGAGTTCCCCTACAAAGAAGAACTCCTCCAAGGGATTCGGAAAGGAGACATCTGGCTGAATAAAATTAGGTACGACAAAGATGGAAACCGCATCAGAGGAAACGTCTGTCTTGAGGTTTACCTGCCTTCACGAGGCACATGCTTGTTGCAGCATGTCAATCTCGCTGCCTGTACTCTCTCTGACATCCCAAAAGCTTTCGTTGAGGGTATGTCCGAGTTGTGTGCGCTCCATCCTACGACAGGTGTCGGAGAATCTGGGGAATACCTCAGCCCAGACGTTGATAAGCAAGTCGGGCTTGGAATGCTTGGACTTGCCAACTTGCTCCGCCAAAATGGAGTCAAGTATGGAGAGTTTGGAATAGCTCTCCGTGATATTAATCAAGAGAAGGTAAACTTCTCAACCGCTCATGATATCGCTCAGTCCATCAGAGATGGCATTGAGCAGGCTGCAGCCATCGCCAAGAGTCATAACATGGTAAGAGCCTTTGCCATCGCTCCTACGGCCTCCTGCAGCTATCGTAGCGTCGGTCTAGACGGGTTCACTTCCTGTCCTGAGATCGCTCCACCTATTGCTCGGTCAGTTGACCGGGACAGTGGCACCTTTGGTGTCAATACCTATGAATATGGCGATGTTGAGATCGCCTCTGAAGTAGGCTGGGAATCGTACAAACTTGTAGCGGACCAGCTTATGATAATGCTTGAAAAAACAGGACTTCTTCACGGATACTCGTTCAACTCATGGAGTGATCAGGTAACCTATGACAATGCGTTCATTGAAGAGTGGCTATCGTCTCCTCAAACAAGCCTCTATTACAGTTTGCAGGTAATGGGAGACGTCCAGGACAAGACTAGTGCATACGCTGCACTTGATGAGTCTGATGTTGATGATTACCTTGCGGACTTGTTAACTCCTGAACCTCAATGTGATTGCGCAGAATGACCCCGTATGATAAACTAATCTCCAGGAAACGGACCTGGACTCCTGTTCAAACTGAAGCAGGTACACTTAAATCTGGCGCGGAAGAAGCTGTTTACCGCGCCTTAGCTCTCCGCTGTCTCGAACTGCCGGTGGGTGACTTTATATCACACTCATTAAAAGGTGAGATCCCTGATGCAGCACGTCAGATCCTTGAGATGAACATCAAGGATGAAGAAAACCATGATTTGGCTCTGAACTATGCTGTAAATGCACTCGGTACCGATGAAAAAGCAGAACGAGAAGCACAGATCTTGAAAAAAGCATGGGAAGAGCATGAAGACCACACAATTGTCAAGGCTATGGTAGCCGAACGTAGTGTTTTCTTCTGTTTGCTCCCATTCTTTCGCTATGCCGGAGATGCTGGCCTGAGGACGATTTCCGCAGATATTAGCCGTGATGAACAGATTCATGTTGCTACGAATTCTCTTGTATGCCGTGAGCTGGGTCTTAATCCTTCTAAGTCTCTCAACAAACTGAGAAAAGCAACTGTAGACTGGGTTTTCCAGCCTCTACAAGCTGAAAACACCGATAAGTTTTTAGCGAAAAATTTTTGGCACTCACAGAGCGATTCACTTTTTGAAAAGGGTATCGCAGAGGGCTTTTCTAACACCAGGTCGGCACGTATGCCGGCATTCTTTGAACATTCCAATGTCAATCTCCCTCAATACGCTTGAGACTTACGGCATGTCCGTCAAGTCTATCTTAGCAGAGATGGAAGAAAACTTTCCACCCACAAACCCAGGTCCAGGTGATAGCATCTCAACTATCATGTATCGATCTGGACAACGCTCCGTAGTGGAGTGGTTACTCAATCGATTAGAACAAGATGGCATTTAATCAAAACTTTTATAACCAAGTCATTGCCATGGGTGGTTCTGCCGCCTCAGCGAACAACGTAGCCCGTGCCTCTCGCCCCGGTCGTGCATTTCAAAACTTTGCTAGTGCATTTAGTGCACAGAAAGCTTCAGCTGATGCTTCATACCAGGCTAACCTAGCACAGCAACGCATGGCTGAGCGTCAACAACAGTTGATGGCACAGATTGCACAGGGACCACCAAAAGCAAACAAAGCTTTACGTGGTTCTGACTACAAACCTAAGTTTAGGTCTTCAGTTTCCAAGACTGAATCTAAGCGTGCAGTATCCAAAGGCACCTATCAGTTCTCTAACCCACTTGGCATGGGTGGTGCTGCAGGTAGCCGTACAGGTGGCATGGGTGGTCTAGCATAATGAAAGCAAAGGAACGGTATGATAAACTGCGTTCACGTCGAGATAATTATCTTGACATGGCAGTTGAATGCTCACGTTTGACTCTGCCTTACCTTATCCGACAAGACGAATCACAAGACCGCAAGTCTCTTACTACACCATGGCAAGCAGTTGGTTCTAAAGCTGTCACAACGCTGGCAGCTAAGCTGATGCTTGCCTTGCTCCCTCCCCAAACCACGTTCTTTAAACTACAGGTTAGGGATGACAAGCTGGGTGAAGAACTTGACCCACAGATTAGAAGTGAACTTGATCTCTCTTTCTCTAAGGTAGAAAGGATGATCATGGATTACATCAATGCGTCAAGTGATCGTGTGGTTGTACATGAAGCTGTACGACATCTCATTGTCGGTGGTAATGCACTGATCTACATGGGTAAAGAAGGGTTGAAACATTACCCACTGAATCGATACGTTGTCAACCGTGATGGTAATGGTAACGTGATCGAGATTGTAACTAAAGAAAAAATTAGTCGTGAGGTTCTTGGCGATGTGCTGAAGGAACCACTTCCTAATCACGTAGGACGCGAAGGCACAAAGGACCAGGAGGTTGAGGTGTACACCTATGTCCATCTGGATAGTAAGAACGGTCGCTGGAACTGGCATCAGGAAGCCTTTGATAAGGTGATCCCTGGTACCAAAAGCACAGCCCCTAAGAATGCTAGTCCATTTTTGGTCCTCAGATTCAACACTGTTGACGGCGAAGACTATGGTCGTGGCAGAGTAGAGGAGTACCTCGGTGATCTCAAATCACTTGAAGCACTGTCACAAGCCCTGGTTGAAGGGTCAGCAGTTGCTGCTAAGGTAGTGTTCTTGGTGTCACCATCATCGACAACCAAGCCTCAGACTCTAGCCAAGGCAGGAAACGGTGCTATTGTACAAGGACGTCCAGAGGATGTGCAGGCTGTCACTGTGGGTAAGCAAGCGGACTTCGCTACTGCTGCACAGATGGCACAGACAATGGCACAACGAATCAGTGATGCATTCCTGGTGCTTAACATCCGACAGTCAGAACGTACAACAGCTGAGGAAGTCAGGCTTACACAGCTTGAACTTGAGCAACAGTTAGGAGGTATCTTCTCGTTGCTTACTATTGAATTCCTCATCCCTTATCTAAACAGGACGCTGCTGGTACTACAACGGTCGGGTCAGATCCCCAAGATACCACGTGATCTGGTCCGCCCGTCCATCGTTGCTGGTGTGAATGCACTAGGACGTGGACAAGATCGAGAATCTCTTACACAATTCCTGATGACCATCGCACAGACGATGGGACCACAGGCCATCATGCAATACATTGACCCCAGTGAGTACATCAAACGACTTGCTGCGGCACAAGGTATCGACACGCTGAACCTTATCAAGTCTCAAGACCAGCTACAAGCTGAGAATCAACAAGCTATGGATCAGCAGAAAGAGATGGAACTTGTTAAGCAGACTGGTCAGCTGGCAAATGCTCCTGCAAATGATCCCAGTAAAAATCCCGCCCTAAACCCTGAGTCAAATGACGGAACCGAAGAAGCCCCGCCGCCCCCGCAAGGCGCTGGCTAAACCAGTTGAACCTGTAGAAACACAGGTCGAAAAAACTGAAGAAGAAATCCCAATCAACAAGTATGCTCCCAAAGATAAACTGGGTAAGCCGTTGGTGGGTCGCAGTCCTAACTATGTTACTAGCGTAGGGCTGGGTAAACTAAACGTAGTCCACGCCAAAGGAGTGAAAGATAATGGCAACTCTTAATTATGATCCTACAGATGTGAATGCACCTGAGTTCACAGAAGCTGAACAAGAGGCTATTCAAGTTGGAGAACAGGCGTTCCAAGAGGAACAAGCAACCTTTGCAGGTAAGTTCAAGTCTGCTGAAGACCTAGAGCAAGCCTACATTGAACTGCAGAAGAAACTCGGTGACCCCGAAGCTCGTACTGAGCAAGAGGCACCAGAGGCTGAGCCTGAGGCTGAGCAAGATCCTGTATCTAGCCTAGTCAATGATGTCCTGAATGCTGAGAACCCTGATGAGCTGATGGCTCAGTTCGCAGAGATGGACTCACAAGAGGTTGCCAAAGCATTCCTTAATGCAGACTACAACCCCGCCGCTGTGGAACTAGAAGATGCTGACATCAGCACCATCCAGAACTCAGTTGGTGGAGAAGAAGGCTACGCAGAACTCATGCAGTGGTCTAACGAAAACTTCCCTCCCGAACTTGTGGAGGGATTCGATCAGTTGGTAGCAACTGGTAATCGTTATGCTATTCAGCTTGCAGTTAACGGACTCATGGCAGCTTACCAAAACCAGAATGGTATGGAAGGTGAGATGCTTACGGGTAAGGGTACTGCACAAACTGCTAATGTATTCCGGTCCCAGGCTGAGGTTATTCAAGCTATGAATGACCCACGCTACGACAGTGATCCAGCTTATCGTCAGGACATCTTCAATAAACTAGATCGTTCTGACCTCAACACTTATTAATTAAACAATGACAGCTACTATCGCACTTCAGAAGCGTTCCTCTTTGTGGGATCGCTACCTCCAGTGGGTTAGCAGCACTGAGAACCGGCTCTATGTGGGACACTTCGGTGTCCTCATGGTACCTTGTCTACTGGCAGCTACCACTTGTTTTATCATCGCATTCATTGCAGCACCCCCAGTTGATATCGATGGAATCAGAGAACCAGTCGCAGGCTCACTCCTGTACGGAAACAACATCATCTCTGGAGCGGTTGTCCCCTCCAGCAACGCAATCGGACTACATCTCTACTCAATCTGGGAAGCCGCTTCCCTCGATGAGTGGCTCTACAACGGAGGACCATACCAACTTGTGGTGTTCCACTTTCTCATCGGTGTCTTCGCTTACATGGGACGCGAATGGGAACTTAGTTACCGACTCGGAATGAGGCCCTGGATCTTTGTCGCATACTCCGCACCAGTTGCTGCTGCAACAGCTGTATTCCTTGTCTATCCTTTTGGACAAGGTAGTTTCTCTGATGGAATGCCGTTGGGCATCTCGGGTACCTTCAACTACATGTTGGTATTCCAAGCTGAGCACAACATTCTTATGCATCCCTTCCATATGCTTGGGGTCGCTGGTGTTTTTGGTGGCAGTTTGTTTAGCGCCATGCACGGTAGCCTTGTTACTTCTTCTCTGGTTCGTGAGACTACTGAAAGCGAGTCACAGAACTATGGTTACAAGTTTGGGCAAGAAGAAGAGACGTATAACATCGTAGCTGCACACGGTTACTTCGGACGTTTGATCTTCCAATATGCATCTTTTAATAACTCACGTAGCCTTCACTTTTTCTTGGCTGCTTGGCCTGTGGTGGGTATCTGGTTCACTGCACTTGGTGTGAGCACCATGGCATTCAACTTGAATGGCTTCAACTTCAACCAGTCTATTCAGGCTGCTGATGGTCGTGTGATCAACACCTGGGCTGACATCCTCAACCGAGCTGGTCTTGGTATGGAAGTCATGCACGAGCGTAATGCACACAACTTCCCTCTTGACTTGGCAACTGCTGAGTCTGCACCTATCGCACTTACTTCACCCGCTATCGGTTAATGAACGACACTCAAATCTGGCCCACCGAACCACGTATGTACATCGACGAAAACTCTATTCCTCATAACGAACGCGCCGAGCGTCTTAATGGCAGGCTTGCCATGCTCGGCGTGATGGCTGCGCTTGGAGCGTATGCACTCACTGGTCAAATTATCCCCGGAGTATGGTAATGCCTCAAGGTAAAGGAACTTATGGATCCAAAAAGGGTCGCCCACCTAAAAAGAACAAACCGATGAAACCGGTTAAAAAATAATGGCTAAATCCGTTAGTCTACGGATGGGGAAGCACAAGTCACGGTCTGGCGGCTTGACAAAAGCAGGTCGCGAGAAGTATAATCGTGAAACAGGTTCAAACCTGAAAGCTCCCCAACCAGGTGGCGGTCCTCGTAAGCGGTCCTTCTGTGCCCGAATGAAAGGTAACAAAGGACCGATGAAGAAGAACGGTAAGCCCACCCGGAAGGCTCTAGCCCTACGTAAATGGAAATGTTAAATGGCTAAACAAGGATTGTATGCCAACATCCACGCCAAGCGTAAGCGTATCGCTGCTGGCAGTGGTGAAAAAATGAGGAAGCCTGGGGCTGCTGGAGCACCTACGGCTGCTAACTTCAAACGCTCCGCAAAAACTGCAAAGAAACCAAAGAAAGCTTAAACTAATTACTATGAAAACTATCGCTCTTTCCACCCTCGCGCTGTCTTCTTTCGCCCTGCCTGCTATGGCTGGTGCATACTTGAACGTCGAAGCTAACCAAGGCTGGTCCGGTGAGGACTACCAAGGTGCTTTGTTGGAGACTCACGTGGGCTATGAAAACTCCCTGGGTGACAGCGCAAGCTGGTACATTCAAGGGGGTCCTGCCATCTCCTTCCCGGATGACGCTGAGCAAGTCGGTGCTGCCTCTGGCAAAGTCGGTCTCGGTGTCGATGTGACTAAGAAACTCTCCGTCTATGGTGAAGTCTCTGCCATCACGTCTGAAGGCTTGGAGCTTGAAGGTCTCGGCGTTGGTGCCAAGACCGGTGTTAAGTACAAATTCTAAAGTAACGTACGTTCATCCTCATGGAAGACAACATCTACGAGCTACAATTTACAGCCACCTCTCTCCGCATGATGCACAAAGCAGTGAACTTCGCACTTGACCAATGGCCAGGTGGGGATCCTGTGGAGCAGCAATACTATACGTATCTGAGAGATAGCCTGCAACGTGTACTCCTAGAGGAGACTTTCATGTTGGACGCATGACGCCACACCATGGAACGGGGGTGTGGTACTTCGGAGAAATTCAATGCCTACCGTTGAACTGCAAGCTCGCGTTAAAGAGCAAAAGGCTGCTGTCAAGCAAGCCAAGCTGAAGTATCGCGGCGTTACTTACATTAAATCTGGCAAGTAGACTTTTGGGGAGGTGCAATTCCTCCCCTGCCTATTGGCGTTGGCCCTACGGGACACCCTTCGCCGTCTAGACGGTGGGAATAGACCACATTAAAATCTATTATTAACAACATGTCTCGATCACGTTTCGGAAAAGGCAGCACAAATGACATGCCTGCTACTTTCCGTGTTCTATATGTGACCAATGCATCTGATGATCCTCTCTTTATCCCTGGTAATCAGGCGGAAGGAGACAACCCCGACAGTGGCAGTAAAGCACAAAGGCTAGCTGACTGCCGTAATCTTGTCGGTGTTGATACTGGAGATGCTAACATTGGTGTAGCTGTTCAACCTAATACTCTTGCTGATTGGTAATTAATTATGCGCGTACCTGCAATCTATGAAACTTCCCGTGGTGAACCCACGGATGAAAATCCCCTTGGTCAACCGGTTTCAACCGTGACTGACTACGGTCGTGACCTGGGTGTCGGTTATGTCGAAGGTGACACCTCCCTGGCTGTCTCCACTAACAGTGACTACACTGCTAACAACTTCCCTGCTAATGTGAATGGCGTTGCCACCACTTATGCTTGGACTAAGACTGACACCACTACCACTACTACGTTGACTGACAACACTGCACGTGTGTGCAACCTGGCAGCTAATGCTACTGGTGGTTCTTGTGTCCTTCAGGTTGTTGCTACTAACGCACAAGCTGACAACTCCCCTCACACTGAAACCCTTACTATCACTGTTGCGTGATACGTTGGGAGAGCACCTCAGAGTCGGACTCTCCCTTCTTTTGGCTTTTGGCCCTACGGGATAACCAATTGCCGAACGTTCGGTAAGACGTTGAATTTTACCACAAAAAAATTTTCAACTTAATATCTTAGAGCTCTAAGAGACTGTAAAACATACACTCTCTACATTACAATGGCAACTTTTAACGTACCTACTTTTGCGAACAATGAAGTTCGCGGTACTTCTTTCGGTTCTGTAAACCGTAACCCTGGTCTGGGTCGCACCGGCTTCGGTGATACCGTCACCATCAATGGTCAGACCGTTAGTGCATACGACGCTAAGTATGCAACTTACCTGAAGCTCTTTACGGGCGAAATGATCAAGGCGTATGAAAGCGCTACGATCGCTAAGGGCACCGTTCAAAGCCGTCAGCTCCGCAACGGCAAGGCTGCTCAGTTTATCTTCACCGGTCGCATGTCGGCTGAGTACCACACCCCTGGTCTGCCTATCCTCGGTTCCGCTGATAACGCAGCTGGTCTGGGTAGTGGTATCCCTGTGGCTGAGAAGACCATCGTCATGGATGATCTGCTGATCTCCAGCGCATTTGTCTATGACCTCGATGAGACTCTGGCTCATTACTCCCTGAGGAGTGAAATCTCTGCCAAGATCGGTCACGCTCTGGCTGAGGCTTATGACAAGAAGATCTTCCGTACGATTGCTCTGGCAGCACGTGAAGCTCATCCTATCTCTGCCGCTCCTGGTCCTGAGCCTGGTGGTTCTGTGATCCGTCTGGGTGACAACAACGAGTACAACGCTCAAGCCCTGGTTGACGCCTTCTTTGAAGCCGCTTCCATTCTTGACGAAAAGAATATGCCTAAGAACGGGCGTACCGCTGTCCTCTCCCCTCGTCAGTATTATGCGTTGGTCTCACAAGTAGACACCAACATCTTGAACCGCGACAGCCAAGGTACTAACCTGCAGGCTGGTAACGGTGTGTACAGCATTGCTGGTATTGACATCAAGCGTTCCAACAACCTGCCTTTCCTGGCTGGTACCGTTGCAACCGTCGAAGGTGAGAACAACGATTACAGTGGTGACTTCTCTAGTCACGCTGGTCTGATCTACTACCGTGATGCTGCCGCTTGTGTGGAAGCCATGGGTCCTTCGATCCAAACCTCTGGTTCTGACATCAAGACCATGTACCAAGGCGATCTTGTCGTCGGCCGTATGGCTATGGGCTGTGGCACTCTGAACCCTGCTGCTGCTATCGAACTGCAAGCTACCTGATTTAGGAGATTAACATGGCTATTACTCCTGGAACTAGCCGGATTGTCACTCAAACTAATGCAATGCTTCCTGGTGATCACATCGCTAGCCTCACTTTGAACCCTCCCTCTCCTGTAGAGATTGGGCGTACAGTGTCTGGTGGTGTGCAGGACAAAGCTGCTAATGGTGACGAACTAGGCGCAACTAACTGATCTTAATCAATTAATACTATGGCAAACGCTGCAACTGCTGCCGGTGATAACGGTGTAGCTGGAACCCTTGACGCTGGTCTGGGTAACGACTACGGTGCTATCACTGGTACCTTGGCTGCAGGTGACAAAGAGTGCGAAGGCTTTGATGAAGCCATCCGCCACTCCGTTGCCCGTACCCAGGGCGGCACTTTTTCTGGTGCTACCAACTCGGGCGGTAACCGCTCTGAAGTGTTCTCTGTGACCCAGGGACTCCGATTCGCTTACACTGGTGTTGAGGCTGATAGCCCCGCTATCGACCGCACCACCTGATTATACTGGGGAGTCTTATGGCTCCCCTTTTTCTTTAAAACTATGACCGTTTCTTCTTCCACATTTAAGACCGATACCGAACTATCCGCAGTCAATCAAGTGCTGGGAGCGATCGGTCAAGCACCTATTACTACACTTGATTACGCTAACCCTGAGATCTCCTACATCTACCAACTGTTGCAAGAATGTAACCGAGATGTACAGAGTGAGGGCTGGTCATTCAACACTGAGACTCACATCACCAAGACCCCTGATGCAAACGATCAGATCTTAATTACTGATGATGTGTTGCAGGTTGATATGTCAGGTGACTTTGCTAACCGTAATGTCAACGTTATTATCAAAGATGGTAAGCTGTATGACAAAGTGCAGCACACTAACGAGTTTACTAAAGCCAAAGGTCTACTGAACAATGACGGTACTATTGATCTTGATTATGTCTACCTTCTAGAGTTTGATAATCTACCCCAACCTTTTAAACGTCTAGTTATTTACAGAGCAGCTACCCGTGCAGCAGCACAGCTTGTCTCTAACCCACAACTAGTCCAGATGCTACAACAGAATGAAGTTCGAGCCCAAGCATATTGCATGGAATATGAGTGCAACCAGGGTGACTACAGCATGATGGGTTGGCGTGATGGAACTGTGTGGCATTCTTTCTCTCCTACTGATGCATTGCAGCGATGAGTTCTATTAGTCAAACAATCCCGAGCTATGTTGCGGGTATCTCAGAACAACCTGACCAACTTAAACTTTCGGGTCAGGTTAAAGATTGTGTAAACGCTCTACCTGACGTCACCAGGATGCTGGGTAAGCGTCCAGGATGTGAATTTCTACGTGAAGATACAGGAGCTAATGCACACCTGGGTAAATGGTTTGACATTTATCGTGATCCTAACGAGCAGTACATTGGTTCTGTTCGCACTGGTGGTACCGTGGATGTGTTCCGTGTTATAGATGCACCACTGCGTACCTACCGTAACAACGCTAACAATGCTGATGTTCAATCACGTGAGTACGTTGTAGTCACTAATCATGGGTCTGGTTTCACACCTGGCACTACAACTAACATTGCCACTACTAACACAACAGATGGTGCTGCTACTGGATTGACAGTTAACGTTACTGTTAATGCTGCTGGTTTAATTTCATTCGTTGGGATTAACCGTATGGGTGATCCATCTGCTAATGCTTATGAGCACGGTGATGTTATTACTATCACTGGTTTTGCAGCTGGTGCACAGATTACCTACTTCACTGGCTTAGCTGGTGAACAACTTAATGTTAAGTATGATGATGTTGGTCACAGCATCAATGACTTGAATGAAGCAGGTACCATTGCTCCTACTACTTCTGACACTAACTGTGAGTACCTAGAGCACACAGATAGTGACCGTATTAAAACCCTAACTATCAACGACACCACTGCGTTTGTCAATAGGGACACAGTAACAGCAATGACTGCTGATGTAGAACCTGCTGCTATTGCTGAGGGTTTCGTAGAGATCACTACTCTAGCATTTAGCCAAATCTACCAGTTTAACATTCTCCGTGGTGGTAACACTATTGAGATTATCTCTGCTCAAACTGGTGCTACTACTGCTACCGTTGAGGCATTGCTGGATGATTTGAGAACTAAGGTACTGGCTGAAGGTTTTGGTGTTAAGAAGATTGGTAACGGTCTTTACTTCTCTAGTGGTACTGGTGTAACGACGTTTGATCTTTCAGCTCTGCCTACCACAACAGGTAATTACAACCATGTTCCAACTACAGCAATCTCACCTACCACTAGCGGTGATGGTGAAGATCTGACTGTAACTGTTCAACACCATGCTAATAACATCACTGGTATCACAATTGTTGACCCAGGTTTTGGGTATGCTGTTGGTGATACGATTACGTTGACTGGTGATCAGCTGAACACTTCTACTAACTCTGATCCCCCGGATCTTACCTTTACTATCACAGCTCTAAACGATGCAACTACGTTCTCACTAGAGACACCAGAACGTCAGATCATGAATGTCTTCACCGATGAGGTGCAGGACATTACCCTGCTGCCTGACCAGGCTAGGCATGAGTACAGACTGCGTATTGCAAACAGTGGTAACCTTGAAGATGATTACTACGTGAGGTTTGCTGGTGCTAACGGTGATGATGGACAGGGCACGTGGGAAGAGTGGCGTGAAGCAGGTGTTGCAACTACGATTGATAACACCACGATGCCACACATTATGTTCCGTCAGAGTGATGGTTCATTCCTTGTGTGTCCTACAGAGTATGCACAACGTACAGTAGGTGACACGCTTACCAACCCTACACCGTCTTTCATCGGTAATACAATCAATAATGTGACTCTGTTTAGAAACAGGCTTGGCTTGTTGTCTAGGCAGAACTTGATCCTCAGTCGCCCTGGTGACTTCTTTAACTTCTTTGTATCGACTGCACTAGCTATCACTGCAAAGGATCCTATCGACCTGTCAGCTGCGTCTCCTAACCCAGCTACCCTGTTCGACTCTATCGAAGTTAACACCGGTCTTGTCCTGTTCAGTCGTACTGAGCAGTTCATGCTGACTACTGATAATGATGTGTTGTCACCTGAGACAGCTAAGATTAACTTTGTGTCGTCGTTTAACTACAACGAAAACGTTAGTCCTTTCTCTCTTGGTACTACTATTGGATTCCTAAATGATGAAGGTAGTAACACCCGGCTATATGAGATGGCTAACCCTCCTAGAGAGGGACAGCCTGAAGTTATTGAACAAAGTAAGATTATATCGAACCTATATCCAACTGGTATTAACCGGATTGCTACATCTAAAAACAATACTATTGTACTAACTGTGGCTTCTGGTACTCCAGATATCTTTGGCTATCGATACTATAACACCACGGAGAGACGCCTACAGTCCGCCTGGTTCAAGCTTAGGATGAGTGGAGATGTGATCTACCACACCATCATTCGGGACACCTACTGGGCCGTTATACGTAACTTAGACACGGCTGCTAATCCTGACGTTAATATCGTTACCATCCAAAAGATGGAACTAAAACAGAACGATGGTACTGTAACAGTTAACAACGCTACCCAAGGTATTATTACGTACCTTGATAATAAGCGTGAAGTTCCTAGTGCTGACATGACTTATGATGCCGGTACAGATACTACCACGTTTACTCTGCCTTGGACTTACGATCAAACTAAATTAAATGCAACTACTTTTGCAACTGGTCTAACTGTATTCCAACTTGGAGATGGTGCTGATGGTCTTGCTGTTGATATTGTATCAGCCGGTGGTACTCCTGCTCGCATTAATACAATTGATGCAACTTTCCAAACCGTTACGTTGCGTGGACGATGGAATGAGCAAACCGAGATTGCAGTTACTAATGCTGCTGTTGGCTCTAACCTAAGCACGGGTAAATTCGTCGGTCTTGGCACTACAGGTGGTACAGGCACAGGTCTATTGCTAGCTGGTGTGGTGGATGTAGACGGTAACCTGACTAAAGTACAGATTGTAAACCCTGGTTCAGGGTATACCACAGGTGATGTGGTCACTATCCAGGCTTCTGTTGGCACGGCTACTACTGCTACATGCACACTTACAATTACTCCACAAAGTATATTTGTAGGTTATGCTTATGAAATGGATGTACAGTTCCCTGTTATCTATCCTGTTAAAGGTGCGGGTGATTCAGCTAGATCTGATGTCCAATCCAGTTTGATTATCCATCGTTTTAAAGTGAATACTAACTCTACGGGCACTTTCCAAATGGAACTTGGTCGTAAATATAGAGATACATTCTCAACCACACATGAAGCAAAGACGTTTGACTCATATACAGCAGACGCTATTGCTATCGGTGATGTCGATGAAACCGTTGTAGCCTGCTATGACCGAAACACTAATGTGGATTTACATCTTAAATCTTCTTATCCCCTGCCAGTTACACTTATTTCTATGACGTGGGAAGGAGAATATACCAACAAGAATTATAGGAGAGCGTAACTATGGATGAATCAAGTAGTATGGTTGAAGCTACTATGAATAAAAAGATTAGTGGCTTATCTGCTGGCATCGGCGCTCTGACCTTCGGTAAAGGCTTGGTCGGTGGTCTTTTAAAACACAACCAACAACAACACAACTTTAGAAAAGCTAAAGGCAGGGCTAGAAAAGCTGCTAACCGTGCTAATCGACGGATTGCTGAGAACTATAAACTAACAATCGGTAATTACCTGGCTGATATTCAGAACACTGAACAACAGTGGTCTGCAATGATTGACCAGTCAATGGCTGATGCAGCATTCTTAGATGATTATGCTGGTGATGTATATGTTCAACGCCAGCAAAAACTGAATGAAGTCTTTGCCGCAGAAGCTTTTAGACAACAAGACCAGGTGGTTCGCTATATGCAATCCTCTGGATTTGCTGCTGCCTCTGGTAGAACTGGTGTTACAGCCGGACGTGGTGCTGTACAGAACGCAGCTCAACTAGGTCGTAACCAAGCAATTGCTGCTCGTGAACTGATTGGAACTGTTGATGCCTTTGATAAACAAAGTGATATTGACAACAAACGATTTGCTCATGAGAAGTATAAGATTGGTGCACGGGCTTCTATTCTGCCTACATTAGGTGGTCCTCCTGGACTGCCAGAATTCCAGCGTCCTGAGCATGTGGAACCTCCTAACAATACGTTGTTTATGGATGTCACTTCATCCCTGATTGATGGTGTCACAGCTATGTATGGTGCTGCTCCGATGTCAACTAGTTTTAAAATTGGACAAGCATGAAAAGATTTGAAGAACAGCGGCAGTACAAACCATCATCAACAGATTACGATCTAGGTAATGGTCCGCTGACCGCTCCCGATATTGGTTCTCTAATCCGACAAGAGTTCCAACGTACACGCCAGCAGGATCAGTACGCTGACACTGTAAGGCAACAAAACGCAAAAGTACAGAGTGAAAACGATAGGATTCGCTTAGAAAAAAGTGCTGCAGGAGATCAAAGGCAGACTGAGTTTAATTTAAAAGAGCTACTCCCTTTTTCTAATAAACTGTTTGACCTGGCTATTCGTGAGCTAGGCGGTGCTCAAAAACGTGAAGCGTTGAAAGGACAGATGGATGTCTTGTCTTTACAAGATCCGTCTAAGTTTGAAGGTGAGCGTTTAGAACGTTATCTTGAACTTAAAAACGCAGCAATTAAAAATGGTGCGACTCAACAATTAGCAGCTAACGAAGCATTCCAGAAAACTAGGAAACTGGAAATTTCTGATATGTTTAGGAAAGGTACTCCAGAGTACCAGTTCCAATTAGTTTCTAGTATGCTCCAGTTGGAGCGTGATAACTTCCAAAACGTTTTAGCAGAACAAGTACAACGTCAAGATAAATTCCTTACGTTACCTGGTCAAGATCCTGTTCCTTACAACCAAGTAACGGGTGAAGCTGCTACTGGTGCATTGGGTCATAAAATTATTGCTGACCATTTAACAGAGCTTGGGTTTGAAGGAATCAATCCCATGATGATGGAAGACTACTTTTATGGTGGTAAAAGTGGTGTTCGTACGCAGCTTGCTAAATGGAAGCAAGCCAAGGTTAATGTTGACACAGTAAACTCTGGACAAAATTCTTTTGACCAAAAATTTTTTACTTTTACTCAGAATTATGCTTCCGGTCGTGGTACAGTAACTGATATTTACGATGCTGCTGGTACTCTCCCAAAACTTGTAAGGGGTGACGTTTATGCACCCTCACCCACCGACAGATGGAAAACCACTGAAGACCGTTTAACTGGTTTAGGTAAAGCTGGGGCTTTAAAAAGTCACGCAGAAATTCAAGCACTGTTTGATCGTAGCATTGACCCTGTTACTAATCAACCTATGAGCATTTCTAGATTTCCTTTAATGCAAAAAATTAAGCGTGCTCACACACAGTACCTTAAGGATGACAACAGTGCACTTGTAACTCAACGCACTGCTGATGGCAATGCTTTTGCAGAACAAGCTGTTGACATGATTAAAGAGGTTGCTGAAGCTCGGGCTCAAGGTGATACCAACGTTACCACGTTTGAAGAAAAGCAGCAGATGCAGGAGAAATATAAGGCAATTACCCATAGCTCTACTCCTAGTCAAGAAATTGAAAATGCATGGCTGCAGTATAGTGAAGGTGGTAAGAACGTAGTCCGACAGGGTAATAATATTCTACCTGACTTTATTAATGGTAAGTTAGGGATGGATTATTTAAACAGTGTTAATCTAACAGCACACCCTAGATACGCAGAAATAAAGCGTTACGCTGAACGTAACGACAAACTGCTTGGTGATGACAAATCCATGAAGTGGTTAGAAAAGCACTCTTTATTGAAAGCCAAAGGTGTTGCAAAAATTGGTCCTGATTCTCCTGGTACAAGTGAAGGTGTCGAAAGAGTTGCAGCTGTTCTACAAAATAGAGCACGGCCTCTAGCGATTAAATACATGCTGGAGATGGGTCTAGATCAACAAACAGCTATGGAGCGAGCTCTAGATGAAGTCGCTATTAATGCTGCTGACAAAGAGGGATTTGCTGAAGGTGGAACAAAGGGTTACTTAGCACCTGGTCTAAATAATGATTTCCCCAACTTCAAGCTTGAAAGCCTTAAGACATATAAAGAACAAGATGCTAAACACGCTGCTGCTAAAGCTAAAGTAGAAGGTGATATGCAGAAGTATGGTACAGACTATAGTGTACCTGGTTCTTTTATTACTGATGAGCGGATTGCAGCATGGCAAGTGGACCCTGTTAATGGTAATTTTGATCCAATGATCAAGATGCTTGCTGATCGGGATCCTAACATGACTACTTATGAACTCACCAATCTATTGCGTGATCGTCTGAAACTACCTCCTGTTCCAATGCCGGCTTCTATAGCTAGGTTCCGTGAGAGCACACAGATCCCAGACGAGGCATTTAACCAATTCTTAAAAGACGTTGATAAAGCGAGGACATCATATGATATCTCTAAAGCAGGCTACAGTGCTAATACTGGTCTCCAGTCTTGGCGTGCCCCAGATACTGCACGAGAGCAAATTGTCAAAGTAGCCGAGGAAAGTGGCTTGCCTGAAGGAGCAGTGCTTGCGTATGCTCACATGAGTAACAAGAACTTCTCTCTAGACTATGCTAAACTTTCCGCAAACATCCAACAACTGTCTGCTACTGCTGAGCAAGGTGGTCTGACTGGTGAAGCTCGTGAAGATTATATCTTCGCTAGCCTGTTAGGTGAACCTCCTAAGATTGTAGATGGACAACTTAAACTAACTGATGCACAACAAGTTAATCTTGATAACCTTGTTAAAAACCGTGCATCATTCGCTGACCCTGCTGTGATGAACAGTGGAGCCAACTTGAATCCTACGTATCGTAAGGTAAGCAATAACACGCTACCTAGTCCTACTGAATACCAAACTGCTGCACCTGGATTAACCCCTGAAGAACGAGCATGGTTACGAGTTACTCGTTATGCTGAAGGTGGTAGGGGTTATAACATTATGTTTGGTGGTTCTACCTTCCAAGGTACTGACCATCCTAGACGTGTTAATACTGCAGGTGGTTACTCTAGTGACGCCGCTGGCGCCTATCAATTCTTATCTACTACCTGGGACGATATCTCTAAAAAACTTGGTCTTAAAGGTGGTCTAACTCCTGCTAACCAAGATAAAGCCTCACTTGGTCTTATGATTGAGAAAGGGGTAGATCCTAAAAAAGGTTGGTCTGATAAAGCTTTGTACAAACTATCACCTGTGTGGGCCAGTTTCCCTAAAGATAAGAGTGACAGAAGCTACTATGATCAGCCATCTAAAACGACTGTAGACATGAAACAGAAATACGAGCATTTCTTGCAGCAAGAGCGGCAACGTGATCAACAACAAAATACGATGATTTAAAATTATGTCACTTTCACGTGAGTATTTTAATGAGGAAGAAGAGCTTACATCAGAGGAAATACAAGCCTCTCGTGATGAAGAGATTGAACGCCTAAAGCGGGAATCTGATATTGGTGCTAAGGCATCAGAAATTCAAAGTAAAGCTGACTCTCCTCAACAAGATACTGAAGCTCCTACGGGAGACTCTTTTGAAGAAAACTTCCCTGGGTCAGAGGATCCAGAATCGTTTAACTACCGTTCTACAAATGAAGACGGCACCATGCGTCTTCGCGATGGTGAAATCATCGGTCCTACACGCGAGCAGGGACGCTTCGAGCCTTCTGGATATGCTCCTGGTACTATCATGGACCCGGAAGTCGGAAGCCCCCTCAAGCCCATTGCAGATGCCTTAGAAGGGCCTGTAAAAGGTATGAGCGATTGGTTCACCTCAGAAATTAATTCTAAAGCACACATCTGGGGTTACCCTGAGATTCCCCGTGCTCCTAATGCAAACAGTGAACTACAGGATGCACTACGTGATGTCACGGCATTGCTTGCTCCTATCATTGCTTACACTAGAGGTGCTAAAGGTGGAGTAAAAGGTTTACAAGCTAGGGGTGTAGGTGGTAAAAACCTTCGAGCTCTTGGCAACGACAAAGCATTCCAAATGTTTGCTAACCTTGGTTTGGATGTAGGCATTGGTGTCTACGTAGATGAAACTTCTTACCAACAAGGTGAGGATGACAACCTTTCAGGTAGTCTTAAAAAGTGGTGGCCAAAACAAACCACTTGGATTCCTAACTGGTTGGCTACATCTAGTGCTGATAGTGCTGATACTCGCCGCCATAAAAACCGTATGGAAGGTGGTGGTCTTAACGTTGGTGTAGAGCTTATTGGTTCTACAGCACGACTGCTTAAAGCTGCTTACAAGTCTGCTGACTTTGCACGACTCGCTCCACGGGGTGAAAAAGTCGGTGCTTTCTGGGATGCAACAAAAAATCAGTATAAGATGTCTTCCAAAGAGTTGTCTCTTAAACTGATTAATGACTCAGCTGAACAAGCAAGTAAGAACATTGATGACGTTGGTGCATATAACCTTTCAAAACTTGACCCTGATGCACCGTTTATTAAACCTGTTAAAGGTGTCCATGACATGTGGACTGTTGCTGAACTAGGACAACGTAGTCTAGATCAGAATGGTGTGGCTGGTGCGATGACCAACGTTGCACAGATTGCTAAGAACATTGACACACAATATGGTCGGGTTGGTAATTTTATCAGCTCTACTGCACTGAAATTCGGTCTTGATGAGGACAACCTTAAACGTGGTTGGCTGATGGATCAGGTTGTTGACCAGATGAAACAGGCTGGTAAATGGGATTACATTGCAGCTGACGGTGTTAATAAGTTAAAATTTGAAGATATTAGCAGGGCTACAACAAACCTAGCTGAATCTATTCTTGACCCTGCTGCTGACTCTGGATTCCTCAGTAAAATCCTTACAGAGTTTGGTACAGTTGCTGGGCGACAAGCTGCGTCTGATGTTGCTGGTAAGGCAATTAACAAATACATGAGGAAGATTGCTGGTCTTCAAAACTACCAAGCTAGTGCTGTTACTCAACAATCTCTTGCTGGACAAGTTGCTGACTTTGCTCAAACTTCAATTGAAAGTTTAGGGACTGAAGCTTATGAGAATGTCGTTGAAGAGATGTTTGACCGTCTCGAAATGCTACACGTTCTTAAGAGTGCATTCGATTGGGAGCGTAAACAAGGTCCATTGAATCCTAATAATTGGAATCGTATTAAAACCATGTTTGCTAACAATGACATGGAAGGACTACAACGTTGGAAGAACTCCGAAGAAGGTGCTCGTAAGGCAATGCTGGAGAACGTGATTCCTGAAGCTAAACAGTTTGCAACTAACTACCGAAACATTGCTAAAGAATATCCATACATGCTCAAGCCAATGTATGAGATGTATGATGCAACTAATGGTAGAGTAGACTCAATGATGCGGCTCAATAAAGAGTTTGCTCATTCATTTACTAACCTTGAAAAAGGTATCTGGGATCGTAACCCTGAAATCCCTAACCTGATTGTACAGGCGGGCTGGGCTAATGTCATGAACTCATGGCTTAGTGCATTGGGTACACCTATTAAAGCTGCGTTTGGTAACATTGGTGGTCTTGTTGCACAGCCTATTGGTATGTTTGGTGGTGCTATTCTATCAGGTGATATGTACATGCTTCGGCGTGCTCACTATGCCTATGGTGGTTTGACTGATACGTTCCAAAAAGCTGGTAAGTATGCCGGTGATATGTTCTGGAAACTGAGTACAGAACCACGTAATGTCGAAGCAGCAATGAAGCCTGACTTGGCTTACAAAGCTTCTAAAAAAATGGCAGCTTTTGAGTCCTATGCTAAAGCTGCAGAAGCAATGGGTAATGATGGTCCTATGATCATGTTTACTGTTCAGCAGCAACTAGAAGACCTAGCGTTGCATCCATTGCTACGTGCTTCTAGTAACTCTATGTCAGGACAAGACTTGTTTACTGGTGCATTCCAGGCTAATATTCAAGCACGTGCTGATGCCTTTGACCATGTTAATGGGCGCATCACACTGGATGAATTAGTCAATGCCAATGTAGATGGTGAAGAGTTGTTTACAGAAGCCTATGAATTAGCCTATAGTAAGATCTTCAATGAAGATGGTATTATCACTGACCCACGGGTTAGGTATGCTAACTCAGAAGTCTCTCTTAATGCTGATGATCCTGTTGCTAACTGGCTTAATGGCATGACCCGTACGTTCCCGATTGCTAAGAGCATCTTTTCTTTTGCTCGGTCGATCGGTAACATGGCTAACATGTATGCTGTTAAGTATAATCCAGCAACCCCTGTCATGGCAGAAATGCCATATGTACGTGAACTTGCAGATGATGTCTATAAGTTTATGTCTAAGCCGTACCATGAAATGACTGATGATGAGATCAAGTTGGCAATGGAATCCCGTGGTATGGGTGATCTGCCAAGAGATCAGATGCATCAGAAGTTTATTGAAATCCGTCATGAAGCTAAAGCTAGAATGGCAATGGGTACAATGGCTGTGACTATGGCTTTCATTGGTCTTTCACAGGGTAGGTTGACTGGTAATGGATCTTGGGATCCTAAAGTCCAACGTGCACTCGAAGCACGTAAAGATTGGCAAGCTAAATCTTACAAAGTACCTTTTACTGACTACTGGATTAGCTACGAAGCCCTTGGTCCTATCGGTGACTGGATTGCTAGCACGGTGGATCTCGCTGAAAACTGGGATACTCTCGGTGAAGCAGCATTTGAACACCTTGGTGCTAGAATGGCATTTGTTCTTGCAGCTAACCTAAAAGATAAAACCGTGTTTGAAATGGCACGCCCATTGTACGACATCATGAACGGCAATGAAGGTGCTATTGAGCGTTGGCAAGCTGGTACATTGAATGCTGTGATCCCTGGCGCTGGTCTACGTGGTGAACTTGGACGTTTGTTTGAGCCTGCTCAACGTGAAATTGACCGTACTGTTGACGGTTATATCCGTAACAAGAACAAGTTTGCAGACAAGTTTGTTCCTGAAGGTGCTAAGTTGCCTGTATCACACGACTGGATTTACGGTGGTGAGATCGGTAACACCCAACCATGGTGGATTCGTGTTCACAACGTTTACTCACCGGCTAAAATCATGGAAGAACGTGGTCCTGAAGCTAGGTTCTTAGCAGCTGCTGAGTACGATGCACGTCCTTTCTTCAATAAAGATCCTGACACAGGGGTTGAATTTACTACTGATGAACGGTCTGAGTTGTATGATCTATTAGGACAGGATAAAATCTTCTTAGATGGTATCCGTAAAGTCATGAAACGGACAGAAGCAGCTGGTGGTCTTGAGAAGCTAATGGCTTATCGTAAAGATCCACACGTTACTTCTAAGCGTACACCACTTAAAAACTGGTTTAATATCCATGAAGCACTTGATGATTATTTATCTCGTGCCATGGAAGCTGCACGTGCCAGACTTAGCACTAGAGATCGATTGGAGACTGAAGGATATATTCAAGACGTTAACATCTATCGAGCTCAACGAGGAGAAAAACCACTCTCGTTTGAAACAGAACAATTCCTGCGTGACTCTGTAAACAAGTAATGCTAATTTCTGATGGCAACTACACAAAATGAACATAATGGAAACGGTACACTACGCCGTTTCTCTTTTACTTTCCCATATATTAAAGAAGATGATGTAAAAGTTCAGGTCCGTACCTCAAACGCTGACGTTACAGACATCGCATCTAATACCTATACGTTCCCTTCTGCCACTGAAATCCAATTTAGTGCTGTTACTGAAACTACTTTTCAAGAATCTACGGGTGCACCTAAATCAGGTGTAACTGTCCGTATCTTTAGAGACACTGATCTTGATACTGAGCGTGTTACGTTCTTCCCTGGTTCTTCTATTAGAGCACAGGATTTAAATGATAACACGCTGCAAAACCTGTATGCTAGCCAAGAACGTCAGAACCGAGCGGTAGATAGTACCGGTGGTACAATGACTGGTGACTTGTTAATGCTCCAGTCAAACCTTAGATTTGAAGGTGCAACTGCTGACGATTTTGAAACTACACTGACGGTTACTGATCCAACTGCTGATCGGACAATTACTCTGCCTAACCAATCTGGCACAGTTCCTGTCTTAGCAGCTGCATCTAATACTCAGATTACTGCTACCCCAGAAGAACTAAATACCCTTGATGGTTATACTGGTGACCATACCGATCTCAACAAACTTGACGGTTTTACTGATGGCACTGTTACTGCTTCAAAAGTAGTAATAGTTGACGGAAATAAAGATATTGATGGATTCCGCAATGTAACTGCAACTGGCGAAATCGCTGGTTCTACTGGTAATTTTAGTAGCACTGTAACTGTTGCTACTCCTACTGCTGATGGACATGCAGCAACTAAAGAATATGTTGACGATGTTGCAATTGCCGCTATTCCAGATAGTGACAAAGGTGATATTACTGTTACCAATAGTGGTGCTACATGGACTATTGATAATGGTGCAGTCACCTACGCCAAAATGCAGGACGTTTCTGCTACAGACCGTCTACTTGGTCGTGATACTGCAGGAGCTGGTGATGTAGAGGAGATTGCACCTGCTGCAGTTCGCACTATGTTGAACGTAGCCGATGGTGCTAACAACTACAGTCACCCAAACCACAGTGGTGATGTAACTTCTACTGGTGACGGTGCAACTGTAATTGCTGACGATGCAGTTACCTACGCTAAATTACAGAATGTAGCTGCAAATAGCATTCTTGGTAATAACACTGGTAGTGCTGCAAATGCTATTGAACTTACAGCTGCACAAGTTAGAGCTTTAGCTGCAGCAGCTGGTACTGGTACTGTTAACACCTTTAGCCGCACTCAATCCGTTACTCCTGAAGTAGAAGCAACGGGTGCTATTGATTTTACTCAAAGCAACTTTATTGAACTTGGCACTGGTGATTATTCTAGTGCAACTGTCACTCAAACAGTAATTGGCACATCTGGATTACTTTATTGCGATACTGCTGCTCCTAGTGCTTTACCTGCTGTTTTAAAACATCCAGCTGGTACTTATACTGCTCCCACTGCATTTCCAGCTGTTGCTCCTTGGTATCAAGCTGAAACCGATGAAATCCTCGTGGGGAGTTGGACACAGGGGATTGCCTAATGGATTACGCAAATTATTGGGCGTCTGCTACAGCAACAGCAGACCTTGGCGACACTATTAATCAGAGCATTCGTTTAAGGCTAAACAATTCGGTATTATCATCCACTCTTGCGGCTACACCGTCCAGCTCAACAATAACGGTGTCGTTTTGGTTCAAAAGCATTGGCACTCGCGACACTAATATTTTTAGATACTTCTATGGTTGTGGTAACCATGCAATTTTGAATCAAGGTTATTTGCTTACTGTTTACAACACTACTGGCGCAGCTAGTAGCATTCGCGGTAGTCGTGACGCTTTTACAGATCCAAGCGCGTGGTATCACTTTGTAGGTCAATACAGCAGTGGTTCTTATAAACTTTGGGTAAATGGTGTTCAATGGTCAACAACCACCATTGGTTTTTCTCCAAGCACAGCTTTTAGGATAGGCGGATGGAACCTTTCAGGCGGTGACAATGATGGCAATAGAGGTCTTTATCTAGCAGATTTTCATTTCCTTGATGGTACTGCTAAGGACGAGACAGATTTTGGCAAATATAACGATGATGGGGTTTGGGTTCCTATTGCTCCAAGTTTCACAGCTGCTGAATATGGAGCCGGCGGGTTTCATCTGACGTTTGATAGCAGCCAAAGTAATGCTACCGAGGGTATTGGTGAAGACTCAGCGCCTATTGGTGCATCTGGTCACACGGCCCGTAACGACTTTACCTCAACTGACATTGATAGCACTGCAATCAGCAGCAGCAACACCGACAACGACGTTGATTACAACGATACGCCGACGAGTAATTATGCAACATATAATCCTCTTGTAAATAACGATGAGCCTACTTTTAACCAAGCTAATTTAGACGGCGATAGCTTTAACAACGGTATAGCTTGGGCTACGCAAGAGTTACCAGACGAGCATCTTTATTGCGAGTTTGTTAGAACAGCTGGCGATCGTTTTGCTGCTGGTGTTTGGGATGCTGAGGACGAATTTGAAAAAGGTGCTGCTAACGATAATGATTACGCTTTTGGCATTGTTTATTCTGAATATGGCGGCTCAAACAGAATTTTCAATGAAAGCACAACAGCTTCTCAAACTGGATTAACTGCTTACAGCACTGGCGACGTTCTTGGTGTTGAGTGGCGAGGTGACTTAGCTACTCGTCAAGTTAATTTCTACATAAATGGAACGCAAGTTGGCACCTCAGAAAACGTAGCTGCTGGTGGTCGTTATTACTTTGGAGCACATCGTGCAGGAGGTTCTACTGGACCAAGCGTTCAAGTTAATTTTGGGCAAATGCCGTTTGTAGCCGCACCCACTGGCGTCAGTAACACAACTCATGGGATGCAGAGCAACAACCTGCCTGAGCCAACGATTATGAATGGCAGCGATCATTTCCGTGCTTTAACAGGCACTGGTGCGAACATTCTTGCTATTGCTCAAGGTACAAACACCAGCGGCACTAACTGGAATGATGACGTAAACACAGGGTTCACAAACGGTCTCTGGTGGATCAAGGATCGGGCCAACAGCAATCAGCACCAGCTTGTTGATAGTGTTAGGGGTACAACCAACCAAACAATTCAAAACCCCAGCGGTGGGTACGAGAACGCATATTCAGCGCCTTCTGGTAGCTCTGTTGCTTGGTGCTGGAAATATAATTCATCAGATGTTTCAGAAAATGGTTTTAATATAATTGAATTTACAGGTGCAGATAATGACCCCCAAACTATTGACACTGGATTAACAAACCCGCAATTTGTTATGTATGTTTCTGATGCCGGCTCCTCTCAAGTTAAAGTTCAACACGCCTCTTATCAACCAGGGCTTTTAGAGCTTCACAGCGACTCGCAAGGCGTTGGATACAGCGCTTGTACGTTTAGTGGTGGCAACGTAAACATTGACGGAGCGTTGATTAGCGGTTCAGGTGTTATGTATGCGTGGGAACCTGTGGAAGGGTTTTCAAAATTTGGCAGTTATGATGGAAATGATAATGCTGATGGTGTGTTTGTTTATCTAGGTTTCCGCCCAGCTATGATCATATTAAAGACAATTGGCCTTGGTTATGATTGGTTTATTTGGGATACAACTAGAGACACTAACAACCCTAGTGACACTGTTTTGAAGCCAAATCTAACGCAAGATGAAACTACTGCTAGCAGCCCTGCTCAAGAAATAGACATATTGAGCAACGGTTTTAAAATTCGTGGAGCCAATCAAGTCAATCAATTAACAAACCATATTTATTGTGCTTGGGCTGAAAATCCATTCGGTGGCGAAAACCAACCACCTGCAACCGCACGTTAATTAATTAAAAATTATGCCTTATATGCTTGATGGACGGCGGCTGCGTGTTGGTCGTCCTTTTAATACAGCTACTGCAAGTTACTCACAACTGTGGGCTACTGCATTAAGTGTTGAAGAAAAAACTGCAATCGGTATTACCTATGAAGCAGATCCAGCACCGTTTGATAGTAAGTATTATTTTAGTGCTGGTAACCCTCGTTATCTCGATGATGGTACTGATAAAGACGGTAATAAATATACGGGTATTCGTCCCGGTATTGTTCAACAACAAAAAACAATTGCTGGTCAGATGTTAAGTAACACTGATTGGTACGTTGTTCGCAAGTCTGAAACAGATGTAGCTATTCCTAATGATGTAGCTACCTATCGTGCTGCAGTCCGTACTGTATGCAATACACGTGAAACTGAAATTACGGCAGTATCTACTACTGCTGAACTGGAAGCTTTAATGAAAGCTCCCGACAAAGTGCTGGATACTGATGGTGAAACATACATCGATAATCCAGCTGCACACCTTACACCTTGGCCTAAATTATGATCACCCTTATCCGTCCAATCCTGTTCAGCTTTCTGAACTCTGACAAAGTTAAACTTCTTATCGTTGACATGCTCACCAAACTGGTGGAGTCCACGGACAATGAAGTTGATGACAAAGCCGTGGAATTTATCCGCAACGGTTTGTTCCCTGCTTCTAAACTTTAATGGATTTAGGGGAGCCACCTAAGCTTCCCTACATGGCCCTTCCAGAACCGCTTGCATTGCCGGTTCCGATACTGGAGGTACCAGATGCTCATGTACCTAGTTACAAGCCCATTGTGGTGCCTCCTAGCAGCCTTAGAGCGCCTCCTGGAGTCAAAGGGAAACCCTTAGAAGGACAACAACCAAATACACCTACAACCAATACACCTAAAGCACCAGAGATGGACTATGTGACGGTACCAATCATCGATAAAGATGTGCCGGTACCAAGTCAAGAAATCCTGGTCACTGCCGTAAGCACAGCAACTGTGTCTGTTGCGGCCACCCTTACAGCTACTGCAGTTTTTAAACGTCTTGTTTCTCTGTTTAAACCAATAATCAAAACTGCATGGACAAAGATAACAAAAAAGAAGGATTCATCAAATTCCTCGTCCTCGTCTGGTCCGCCGGACTCTTAACTGCATCGTATGCAGGATGGATGGAAAAGATGGACCCTACCTATGTTGCTTCTATTCTTAGTGGCACATTGGCAACGTTTTCTATCACCCGTGAAAAGAAAGAATGAAACATTTACTAGCACTCCTAGTTTTTACGCCAGCAGTAGCTCTTGGCCAGACTGTTACGCCTAATTTTACCCAAGGCAGTATGCAGGCCACTACAACTACTACAACCACCATTGACCGAGTTATTGAAACAGAGGTTATGGGTGGTACCTATTCCTCATGGTCTGGCACAAATGTAACCCCAAGCGGGGATATCTCCGACTCTGCAACTACCTACTCGGTTACTACCGCAGGAGATCCGTGGCAGCTGGAGATCACCTCCCGCACAGCAGGGGTAATCGAAGACATCACAATTACCGAAGACATCGACATCACTTCTACTACCACGTCCTTGTCTATCTTCTCGCAGTAGGACCGGCTTATGCTGATGAACCTCGCGTACAGAATACCTCTAATCCTGTTGCCGCTGCTACTGGTAACGTCACAAATCAAGCGGTGCAATTCCAGAACAACGGAGCTCCGTCACGTCAATACTTTGCAGGGTCCAATTCCTGTAATGGTCCGACAATGACACTAAGCCCATTTATGATGGGAAATGAAACACGACCTGTAGATCCCGATAGTTACGTTCGTAACTCAAACTGGGGTGCACAGGTTAATTTTATGGTGCCACTTGATAGTGGAATGATCGAGCAGTGCAAGGCAATAGCAAAACGACACGAACAAAAGATGCGGCTCAACTATGAGCTGATACGAGCAGAGAAATGTGCAGACCTTATGCGAAAAGGTTTTACATTTAGACCTGGCTCACGTGTCGAACACTTGTGTAATGACATAGTTCCAATCGTATCTATTAATAATGCTGGAAGCAATAATCAGCGTAGCGATAGCCGGGATAGCCGGGGGAGCAGCGCTCAATAACCGCCTACATCAACGAATAAATAACGTACATGACCGCATCAGTGGTCTTGATCGGCGTATAGATGCAATAGAACTTGGCGTTGCTCAGGATTATGTGTCTAAAGCTGACCTATCTATCATGACTAAGCGCATGGAAGACCACATGGTACGCATTGAAAACAAATTAGATCAAATAGTTTTACGCAATGGCGCATAAAAAAGCCACAGAAACACAATTTAACGAGCTACATAACCTAGTTACTAAAGAGTTTTTGGCTCGTATTAAGTCGGGAGAAGCCACCACTCAAGACCTGAAGGCTGCATGTGACTGGCTCAAAGCCAATGACATCAGCGGTGTTGCATCAGATAGTAACCCATTGGCAAAACTTGCTAAGGTTATGCCTGATGTTGACCCAGAAATGGTACAAAAGCGCCTGTATGGGCGTGTTCACTAGGGATTTATGGCTAAAAAACGCTTTGATGGTCCCAAATATTCCAATGGGAACCATAAATCGCAACAAACCGCATACAATCGAACAGAAAAAGGTAAGTCACTACGCACTAACGCTAATAAATTACGACGCAAATTAAAGATGGCAAAGGGTGATCCCCGTGAAGCTGGTCATTACGCTGGCAGTACAACACAGGGTAGACCCCAAAATGCTAGCTCTAATGCTGCTCGTAAAAAACCCAAACGCTCTGCATGACTCCTTTACTTCCTAATCCTGATTACTACATTGCAAACCTAATAACCATGACGTCTTCCGAAGCTACACGCCTTTGGAGGCGTGCCATTAAGGAATCTTTCGGCAAAACATGTGTTTATTGTGGAGAATCTTATGACTTACATGAACTTACTATTGATCACGTTAAGCCTCGTTCTAACGGCGGCGAAACTATCTCAAGTAACTGCGTCCCAGCCTGTCGCAGTTGTAATCAGAGCAAAGGAAGCGAACACTGGGAAGACTGGATGCTAGCACGCTTTGGTCTTCATCCAGAAAGACAACAACGTATTTTAGATCACATTAGCTAATGGATAGAGATCTTGAGCTTCTGAATTATTTCAAAGAAATGCTGGTTAAAAATGCTGTTAAAGCATCTAAAACAGCGAATAAAAATGCCCAAGGAAAATACAGACGGTTTATCAATGATATAAAACAGACACGAGCAGAAGAACTGTTTAAAAGATATACTGATGAAGAAGTATTTTCTTTTTTAATTGGACGAAAAAAGACACCAAAAAGATTTGTTGGACCTATTTTTAGCACGACTAATCCTGATAAAGTACCAAAATCAAAAGTTGGTGATGATTTATTAGCAGAAGCTAGAGAATGGGCAAGTCAACACGTCCATCATGGTGCAGAACTTGATCAATTTGCTGAAGCAATTCCAGATGACGCCAGGGCTCAAGATTACCTTAGCTTCGATAAAACTGCTAAAGAATTAGGTGATTCTGGTATTGGATCATCTGGTCCTAGATATCCTGGCGGTGAGTCTGATCACTATGGTTATAAAGCGCCCGGTCAAAAACCAGGTGAAATAAGTATTGATCAACTAACATCTTATCACTTTGAAGGTACTAAAGGTGAAGAAATTAAATTTATGACTCAAGAAGGGACTGATGCACGGACTATGGAAACTCTCCATGAAAAATACCGTGCTCAGAAACGTATTGAGTCTAGATTTAATGATCCTAATACTGTTAGAAACCGATTACTAGCAATTAAAAACGAAATAAAAGAACCTGACGCATTCTGGAAAGATAAAGCAGGTATTATAAAATTAGATGAAAAATATCCGGATAAAGGTATTTTAGATCTATGGCAACAAGGACACACACCAGGGTATAACCCTAGAAACCGTGTTGCTACGCCTGAAGAAATAGCTAATCCTAATATTGCAGCATTAAACGCTGAATTACGTGGAGATGCTCCTACTTCTATAAAAGGTAAACGAAAAGCCGCTAATCTTTTAACTAAAACAGGTCTTGCTGCTGGTGGTTTTAGTATACTTGGAGCTGGATCTAGTTTAGCTGAAACTGCTATTAGATTAGATGTTGCAACAGAAACAAAAGATCCTGCCGATTTCCTTCAATTTACTCTTAGTGGTATTTCTGGTTTAGCTGATTTTTTACCTATTGCTGGTGAACTATTATCTACTCCTGCAGATTATGGTAATAAACGAATGGATATTTATCGTGGGTTTGCAGAAGAAGATAAACCAGTAAGTGAAGGTGTTAAACAAGCAGCTGAACAAACACAAATGACTGGTGTTTCACAAGGTAATACACCAATGCCTATGGCAGATGCACAACAAACCTTAGAATCATTAGAACGTTTACCTGGTGAACTACTAGAAACTGGTAAACAAGGTTTAGGTGCATTAGAAAGTTTATATCAAAAAGCAAAAGACAAGCTACCTTCTATTACGCTAGGAGGTTATAGCGGATTTTAACTTATGCAAGACGTTATCCAAGCCTTGCAGGATGATTTTAAGCTGTTCCTACAAGCCCTGTGGGGACAGCTGGACCTCCCTAATCCTACAAGAGCACAGTATTCTATTGCTGACTATTTACAACACGGTCCAAAGCGTTTACAGATCCAGGCATTCCGAGGAGTCGGCAAAAGCTGGATTACAGGCGCATTTGTGTTGTGGACACTATTTAATAATCCAGAAAAGAAAATTATGATTATCTCCGCATCGAAAGAGCGTGCAGATAACATGTCTATCTTCCTACAAAAGCTGATTATTGAGACACCATGGTTGAACCATTTGAAACCGAAGAGCGACGACGCCAGATGGAGTCGGATCTCTTTCGACGTAAACTGCTCTCCCCACCAAGCGCCATCAGTCAAATCCGTCGGGATTACTGGCCAATTGACTGGAAGCCGCGCAGACCTTATGATTCTCGATGACATCGAGGTGCCCGGCAACTCAATGACAGAATTGATGAGGGAGAAACTTTTACAACTCTGTACTGAATCAGAATCTATCCTAACACCGAAAGATGATAGCAGAATTATGTTCCTGGGTACTCCTCAGAACAACTTCACCGTCTATAGAAAACTTGCAGAAAGGAATTATCGCCCTTTCGTGTGGCCAGCACGTTATCCCCGTGATGCCAGTAAGTATGAGGGACTCCTCGCCCCTACCCTTCAAGCCGATATTGACACCGGATCAGAACCCTGGGACGTAACAGATGATCGGTTTGATAATGAGGATTTGATACAGCGTGAAGCGTCCATGGGACGGTCGAACTTCATGCTACAGTTCATGTTAGACACGAGTCTTAGTGATGCTGACAAGTTTCCGCTTAAAATGGCAGATCTTATTGTTACTAGTGTTAACCCTAAGTCTGCTCCCGAGAACATCATATGGTGCTCCGATCCAGCCAATGTTATTAAAGACGCTCCCACTGTCGGTTTACCTGGAGATTATTTCTACAGTCCAATGCAACAGCAAGGCGAGTGGGGTGCTTACACCGAGACAATCTGCTCAGTTGACCCGTCGGGTAGAGGCTCAGATGAGACAGCAGCAGCTTATCTCTCCCAACGAAACGGTATATTGTACTTGCACGAAATGCGAGCTTATAAAGACGGATATTCAGACCGAACCCTTCTAGATATCCTACGTGGCTGTAAGAAGTATGATGTTAAAAAACTAGTTATAGAAACAAACTTTGGTGACGGTATCGTATCAGAGTTGTTCCGTAAACACCTACAACAAACTAAACAACTGATCGATGTCGAAGAAGTACGAGCAAACGTCAGAAAAGAAGATCGTATCATCGATGCGCTTGAACCTGTTCTTAATCAACATAGGATGGTTGTTGATCGTGGTGTCATTGATTGGGATTACACCTCTAACAAGGATGCAGCTCCCGAAGAACGCCTCATGTACATGCTCTTCTACCAAATGAGCCGTATGTGTCGTGAAAAAGGCGCAGTTAAACACGACGACAGACTAGACTGCCTAGCACAAGGTGTTAAATACTTTACAGATGCCCTAGCTATTAGTGCACAAGAAAGTATTAACATACGTAAGAAAGAAGAATGGGATGATATGCTCGATGCATGGTTAGAAGACCCAGAAGCAGCAGTAAATGCTATGGGTTTTGGTATGAACTTACAACAACGTAGACAAGCTAGATTACACCGTGGTAAAAAGGTAGTCCCTCACTGGTAAATTCCAATCCGTCCCTAATACAGGGGGAGGGAAGGGTGGACCCGCCTCCTGTGAGGGAGACATGCCTTTACTTTGTAAAGACAATCTCCCTCTTTCTATTTAATACCGGTTATCCCCGGTATGGATAACTCTTATTATACTACTACTACCCACTCACAGATGGAATACGCATTTCCTAATAACACTAACGAATCTAACGTGGTGTATCACCGGAATAGAACCGGTTCTAATTACTTCCGTGTTTACTACAAGAATGCAGCTTACATACGGATGACTCCTAAACAAGTAGGAGCAGTGTTTGGTGTAGCACGTTTTACACCTTCAGTTAATGAGATGAGGGATTGGTGTTATGAAATGGTTAAACAATATGGCAGTAAAACAGATAAGACCGATGATGGTTATCTTAACTACATTGCTAAGCATGGTTTTGGACCTGAGGTTCATCAAGACGAACCAGAAGCCCACCTGGAACCAAATGACAATACTAAGATGGTTGTATAGCAATGAGTAACATAATCCTGTGGTTTACAATGATGACCACCATGTGTCTTAAATATCCTGTTAATATACAGCAGTGTCTTACCCCTTGGACCTGGATTCCACCGTATGTAACCCAATTTAAACAAGATGGACCCGATCCAAGAGAAGCTAATCGTCTTAGAGACGCTGCTAAAAGAATTAACCTCAATGAAAGCCTCCCCTGACATCATATCAGCTGTTTTATCGGAAATAGACCGGTTAAAAAACGGCGGAAATTTGTGAAGCCTATTATCATAGTACAGGTGTACTAGTTTACCCCATAGGGGGTCCAGTTTTTTTACTGTACACAACCGGTTGACAACAGATAACAACCGGTTCTATACTGTGTGATCACGGAATAATACTGTGCGTTACACCGATACGAATACGTATTCATACGAACATCTGTTGCGCAACCAGTGAACAACCAGTGGACATACTGGCACAACACCAGCACCAAACCGCTTGAACCTGTGTGTATAATATGGGAGTAAGACAGACAAGCTCGAATGTACTCATGGCTGAATCCAATGCCACAACGTCCAACACTTCCAGCAACGAGACACGCTGAGTCTTTCTACTACACTGAGCGTCAAGCATTGATCATGGACAAACGAACAAGTGTCACACCAACCCACACAAGCTGATCCACAGCTGCTATACTGACAGAGTCAGACAAACACACGGAGCGTAAGCTTCGCTTCCACAGATCACTACCTCAAACCATTCCAAACGGTTGGTTTTATGTAGTCATCTCAGAGTGTAGCTTGCTACGCTCACTACTGACTACTCATTTACTATCAAACACACTCATTATGTTCAACGCTTCCTTCCAATCTATCAACTCTGCAGCTTGTGGTTTCATTAACTCTACTGTTGTTGACTCTATCGCCACTGATGCTATCTC